CACAATTTTTTGGTGCAACACCAACTCCAACCGCAACACCGTTTGCATCACCTTCACCAACACCCACAGCAACTCCTACAAGAACACCATCTTTATCACCAACTCCAACCGTAACAGTTTCTCCAACAAGAACTCCATCGGTTACACAAACTCCTTCAGTTACACCTTCACCATCACAAACACCATTTCCTTCACCATCATCTTCAGTAACTCCGTCAGCGACACCATCGGTGACACCAAGTACAACAACAACTCCGAGTGTTACCTCTTCGGCAACACCATCAGCTACACCGTCTTTAACACCAAACGCAAGTCCAAGTCCGACTCCAACCATGAGTCCGACACCATCACCATCAAGTACACCAAACGTTGGAGCATTTGAATTTAGAATTGATACCAATTTACCTGGTAGTAATGTGTTCTCATTCTACTTACCATGTAGTGGTTCAGGATATAGTTTCCAAGTCAATTGGGGTGATGGAAATTTAGAAAATTATAGTGGAACATTAAGTGATGTTTTACACGTTTATTCAACGCCAGGAAGTTATAAGATATCAATCACAGGTACATTCCCAAGAATCTATTTTAACAACACTGGTGACTGTCAAAAAGTAACCTCATTGGATAGATGGGGTAATATTGTATGGGACACATTAGCACATGGATTTGATGGTTGTTCCAATATGGTTTATGCAGCTGGTGACACACCTGATTTATCAGCTTGTACATCTTTGGCATATCTCTTTAGATTCAACAGTAGTAATAGTTTTGATGCGTCTTTACAAACTTGGGATGTTTCAAATATTCAAGATATATCATACATGTTTGCAGGATGTGCAAACTTTACAGAAAATATAGATAACTGGGATACCGCAAATATCACATTGATGGTAGGTACATTCCAAGGTTGTTTCAATTTCAATTCAGATTTGGGATTATGGTCTACAACCAATGTGACAGATATGTCATATATGTTTTCTGCAGCACAATCATTCAATGGTAACGTAACAACTTGGGATACAGGTAATGTTCAGAATTTCCAATGGATGTTTTATAAGGCAGCATCCTTTGCTCAAGATATTGGGAATTGGGATACTTCAGGAATCATCTTATCCACATCAATGGATTATATGTTCTCGGGAGCATTGGCATTCAACCAAGATTTAACTCTATGGTGTGTATTACCAATACCTTCTGAACCATCCAATTTTAGAACAGGTGGTTGTCCTTTGGTTGATGGTAATTTACCAATTTGGGCAACTTGTCCTACACTTCCATCTGTAACCCCAACGGCTACTCCAACGATGAGTGCAACACCATCAGCAACACCAAGTATGAGTATATCACCAACACCAAGTATAACTCGTACCCCAAGTGCAACTCCAAGTATCACACCGTCAATTACACCTTATCCACTTTGTCCTGAACAATTGGAATATATGCGTATTAACACTACAGGTAATACCCAATTTAATGGAATTTACAATAGATTATATTCATATACGGGTGGAACATTTAGTGGTGGATATTGGACCGCAGATACACAAACTTTTACACCAGGTCCAATCAGTGGAAATACATATGCAGCATTTGGAAAATATTCAGGTTCGACTTATTGGATAATTATGTGGCAAGATGACCCATCAGGGGCTGACCAATGGGTGCTCCAAGAAACTACTGGTGATTATAGAATAAATGGTGGGACATTCTCAGGAACAGGTATTGGAATGGGTAATGGTCTTTTAACTGATGGTTCAATTTATTATCCAGCAAATGGAGCGATAACCGCCAATAGTTACATATCTTATCCTCCTGTTTGTCCATCAACAACACCTACACCATCAGTATCTGTAAGTCCATCGGTAACTCCAAGTTTAACTCCAAGTATTACTCCATCAATTACACAAACTCCATTTCCAATTTGTCCTGAACAAGTTGATTTAATTACAACTCAAACAGGTACAACAGCATCAGGTACTTATGATAGATTATATTCATATTCAGGTGGTTCATTAATTGGAGGTTATATTACATATAATGGAGAACCAAGTGGAAGTACTTTAAGTTTTACATCCGGTTCTTTTACAGGAACAACATATGCGATTTATGGTAAAAATGATGGAAGTACCTATTATACAATTGTATTTACAAATTATGTAAGTAATCCACTTAATAATACTTATTATTTCTATAAATCTACTGGTAACTATGTAATAAATGGTGGTACATATATTTCAGGTACTCAAATATATCCGAGTCCAATTACAAATGGTACAATTTATTTCCCTCCAAATGGATATGTACAAAATCCTTTTTCAGACTTTACTACCTATATTTCATATCCCGCTGTTTGTCCTACACCAACCCCAACATCATCAGTTACACCGACACCAAGTGCAACACCAGCGGCACCAAGTCCATCACCTACACCAACAATGACACCAACACCTTCGGGTGGAGGTTGTACACCATGGACACCTTATCAACTTTCAGGTGTAACATCTATGTGGTTGGATGCATCTGATGGAACAACATTAACTATTTCGGGAGCTGATGTAACCCAATGGAATGATAAGAGTCCAAATGGAAATAACGCTGTTGGTAACAGTGGTAATGAACCACAAACAGGTGCAACATTTAATGGATTAACCACAATTGAATTTAATACACAATGGTTTGATATTCCTGATTTTGCATTGGGTGCAGATGCAACTGTATTCATGTTGGCAAATCGTGATACAAACGGAAGTTTCCAAACAATTATGGCGTTGTATAATGGAACTAATCACTTCACTGAATTATGGGGTAGTAGTGGATTCCCAACTGATTACATGTACTATGGAGTTGCCAACCAAGAAATTAGAGGTAATACAAGTTTGAGTGATGATACGTATTATTTTACATGTATAAAAAGAACTTATAATGCACCAACTGTTTATGATATAAACTTATATCTAAATGGTTCTGCCGATGGTACTGGTCAAGCCGATGAAAGTAACTTATTCAGTGATTCATTAATTGGTAAAGACCAATATAACTCATACTTCGATGGAAACATCGGTGAAATCCTCGTATTTGATTCAGCATTGTCAGATGCGAACAGACAGAAAGTTGAAGGATACCTTGCTTGGAAATGGGGAATGGAAGGTGATTTACCAACCGGTCACCCGTATAAATCTTCACCACCTTGTGTTTAATATAATTTAATATGATACCCATAAATCAAGCTCAATTAAATACAGTAGTTGCAACCTGTTCTCGTAACAAACAGTTAACAGGGACTGTCTATTATTTGTGGACTATGACACACAAATTAACCAAACAAAATTGGAAGTTCATTCCATACTTGTTACCGGCTACAGGTGCAATTGGATATGAGCCAAGTTATGACCAATTTCAAATTGATGTTGATTCAGGAAGTTCTGAGGTATTCATTGCAACAGGAACCACAACACCAGTAAATCTACACTTAATACCGGGTCAATATTATGTGAAAATCTATGAACAAGCGTCTTCGACAAATTTGAACCCAATAACCGCATTCGATGTGGTGTATGAAGGAATGGCCAATGTAATTGGAACCAACCCTGTTTACAACGACATTGTGTCATACTCTGGCACATCATCGAGTCAAATATTTAAAGTATATCAAGGATGATTAACATTGAAAAATTAAAATTTGGTGCAAACACCCTAACTAGTTTCCAAGAGGTGTTTAACCGCAACGAGTTCTTTATTCGTTGGGGAGTGGATAATATGTTCGTTAATGAACTATATCTACTTAACGATGCATCACCAATTCAAAACGCATGTGTTCGTTCCAAAGTAGATAACGCCATTGGAATGGGTTATGTTAACGATTATAAAATTAACACCAAAGAAACATTAAATGATGCCGCAAGAAAAATGTATTATGAGTTTATTACAACTGGTAATTTATTTTTGGAAGTGGTTTGGAAACAAGACAGGTCTCAAGGACTTGCTGGTTTATATGTAATTCCTTCACGTTATATGAGATTGGGTAAACCAAAGGAAATGGGTGAGGATGTAAGCAAATACATGTATTGTAGAGATTGGGCGAATTGGAGAAAAGCGGGTGTAGTTGAGTTCTGTGAATTTGACCCAATGAATTACACAGACAGACAAATTGTTCATATCAAACAATATCAAAGTGGATACGATTATTACGGAGCTCCTGATTGGTTATCTGTAATCAATGACGTGAGATTAAACCATGCCATCACCGTATTCAATTTATCAAATATTCAAAACGGTTTATCACCATCATTATGGGTTCACTTCAACATGAACGCACCTGATTCACAGAACGAACAAACACAAATATTGAAAAGTATTGAAGACCGTTATATGGGTCCTGAAAACGCTGGTCGTGTGATTGTATCTTATGGTGAAGCAGAACAAAAACCTGACATCACTCAAATCCAATCAACAGTTGAATCGGGATATTTCTCAAACATCTTTGAATTGGTTCAAAAACAAATCATGAGTGGTCACAAAATCATTGATGGTAGTTTAATTGGTTTACCAAACCCTGGCGGATTTACATCATCAGCTGACCAATTGGAAACATCTTATAAACTATTTATGAATACAAGTGTGAGACCTTTACAGAATTTCATGAATAGAGAATTACAACCTCTGATTGAATTGATTCACCCCGACCAAGAAATAAGTTTAGTCATTCAACAAAACCAAATCTTAAACTAATATGAACAATGTACTTTTAATCAGCGAGGAATTACTAAAAACGTATAGCTACATTTCAGAAAATGTTCAAAGCGATGAGCTAAGATATGCAATTATGATATCTCAAAATATAGAAATACAAGAGAGTCTTGGTACAAACTTATACCAACATATTTTGGACGCTGTTGATAATGGAACAATTGGTGATGTGTCTAATACAAATTACAAATATCTCTTAGATACCTATATCCAACCAGCATTGGTTGCATATGCACTTTATAGAGCATTAGACAACTTTATTGCAAAATTTATGTCAGTTGGATTAGTTCAAAATAGAAGTGAGGTCGGGAATCCTATCGATTTTAAATTATTCTTACATCTGAAAACAAATGCAAAGAATGATGCAGAATTTTCTGATAATCTTCTTCGTAGACATTTGATATTCAAATCTGGAAATTATCCATTGTACAATTCTGGTTCATTAAACGATGGTCAATTACCACCTGATACTGCAACCGCATTTAATTCACCTATTACAATGCCAGGTGCTGGATTTTATTATAATCGTAAAAGTGGAAAATATGGATGTACAAGTTGGTTTTGTGCAGATAGTGACCGACCTCAGTGGTATGGTAGCCCAACTAATAGTGGTAACCTACACTAAATGTGTTTCCAAAGTTTATTTTTAATTACGTGTATAATAGTTGTTTTACTCACGTTAAATTTTCGTGATAAAGCTCTATATCCAAATTGATTATCTCCTTTAATAAAGTTATTTCTAATCCAAATAACTTTATCTATAGATAATTTAGAATTAGATACTGCTGTCCCATTTTTACCCCACATGTGATTTTTTTCACCTAATTGATTAATTGACATTTTATATAATTCTTCAGGAGTATGTTTACGTCCAGTATTTGATTGTTTTAATATTTGAATATGTTTTTCAGTTAATTTTGTTCCTGTTTTCAACTTTCGTAATAATTCTTTTGTTTTATCAGTATGTTGATAATTTAAAATACCGTCACCACCATCTGTCATATTACAAAGAGTTCCATTATTTAAATTAATTCTACCGTATTGTTTTATGAGTTTACGTTCTATTTTACTAGCATTTTCCCATGTTATATTTTTATAAATGATTTCAATAGAATATCCATATTTGTTAACAATCCGACGCCACATTTCATTTCTATTACTTTTTGAATAAGCTCTTTTTTCAGATTGACCAATTCCAATATAGAATATTTCGTTGTTATCTAATCGTCTATGTTGATAAACTATACATTGTTTCATCCAACAAAAATAAAACAATATTTAATATTATACAAAATTTATGACAGAACAAGATTCGGTAGCAAATGGTGTGACAATCGCTGGTGTATTCAGTTATCTGATGCACTTTCAAACAGAACTAACCATCTTGGTTTTAATAACCGGTTTAATTCTGAATATAATAAGAATCGTTGATAGATTCAAAAAGAAGAAATTCGACCAATAAACTACAACTATGAATATTAAATCCCACTTATTCGGTGGGATTTTTTATTTTATTCCTAAACTTATTGTTGACCAAATTTGATACATAAGCTTGGGACAAACCATATTCATCTGCAAGGACTTGTTGTTTCTCTCCTTTACTATATTTCTCTCTTATTGCAAGAACCGTTTCCATTTTGATATCATCTCTGAAATTGGTTACATTCCCACGTTCTCTATTTG